ATGGAAGAACCAAAAAACAACCCCACCTCTGTAGATAACGATTTACTTGAGTCAACGTCATGGGGAGTTGTAGTAATACCAGTACTCCTTATCCTCGTTTACTTTATCTGGTTTTATGCCATCAACGGAAAGGGACTGTCTGAAAACCCCTCTGATTGGGGCACCTTTGGGGACTATTTAGGCGGTATTATAAATCCATTGATCGCTTTTTTTGCCTTAATGTGGCTTGTCAAATCTGTGCGGATTCAAAGAATAGAACTACAGGCCACCAGAAAAGAACTTAAAGAAGCTGCTCAAGCTCAGTTACGAACGGCTATACATTATGAAGACATGAAAAAAATCGAAGACTGTAGGGTATATGTTGAGTCAATGACGAAAATGGCTTTTGAGTCAAAGCTCATTGCATCAGGTTATAACGGGTCATTACCCAATAATTGCATACTCTACTCCAAGGAAATTATACTTAAGCTAAGAAAAGAGTTTCGAGATGAAAACCTGGAGGAATTGAAAGATATATCATACAAAGTCCAATCTATTAAAGGCGGACTAGAAGCATGGGCATTAGCTCATGGCGATCAGCACTGTTATGCGGTCGAATATCATAAGGCCTACATGAAAGATTTTGTGATTGCCTTATGGTCGCTTTTATTAATCGATGATGATGCAGTCTTATTTTTCACAAACCAAGCGAATATTTACTCAGACATGCTCGAAAATTGGCGGTTAAAAAGAGACAAATTAAACGATCACATCCATGGTTCAAACTTTGCGGTATCTGACACGCTATAACCTACCCTAAAATCAACCAACCCAGGGCGCCAAAGCAGCTATAGCGCCCTGTGATACCTAACAGAGGCGATCACCACCCCCTCAAGCAACAGGTCCTCATACCCGCTGATGTTGATTGGCGGGTATTTGTCGTTGGCAGACAGTAGGCGTGACTCCCTAGTATCGATCACTTTGCAGGTGAGTTCGCCGTTGAGGGCTGCTATGACGATGTCGCCATGGACTGGATCTACTGCCCTATCCACGATGAGCAGATCCTGATCGAAGATACCCAGGCCTTGCATGGAGTCACCCGAGGCTCTGGCCAGGTATGTGGCGGCAATATTTTTGATCAAGTGTTCATCAAGGCTCAACAGGAGCTCTGATGTCTCAGGATCGGTGTCATCGGATTGGTAAGGGACTAGTTTCATAATCTACCTATACTGTATATTTAAACAGTATAGCTTGAGATTTTTCTACTTGCCAAGGGTCAGTTCTGGCCATCCTTGGTGTAGTTGAACTGGATCCAGCCAAACATCCGGACCATGGCAAAATAGAACAGCGCCTGGCACCACCGGATTAACCGGGCGAGCCCCCTAAACCGCAGGGTGTCGCGGCGCATGGCTTGGAAGAATTTCCAATCGCACTCAAACCGTCGTATTTCGTCCCCGCCCTGCTCGTAGCCTTCATCGTGCTTGTTGCAGCTGGCCTCGAAGAACCAGTCAAAAAGCATGGCTTTTAGCCAGCGAGGCAACCAACCGGGACCGCAGCCGTTGGCCTTGATCATAACGCCCGCACCAGCCCATCCGTTGTGCCGTCGGCCCAGAATTTATACAGGGTCTCGGCAGGCACGCTGATGACTGTCGCACCTATGGTGACATTCGTCGTATAGGTGTCGCTGGCATTGTAGACCTGAAAGACGCGCTTATTGGCGCCGAACGTTACCGCCTGGTTGGCTGTATGCCCGGACACTGAAAATACTTGGTAGGTTTTCATATCCGCATCGGATACTGCGGCATCACCAGCGGATACATTAACTGCAGTCCAATCGTTTGCCGCGGCCTCCAAAGCCCTGAAGGCGGCGTTGGCTGTAGCGAATTGATCAATCTGACCGTCAGCCAGCTCTGTAATTCCTAAAATTGGTGTTGTCATTTTTATAAGTCCGGAAAGGGTTGATTTGGATATGTATAGTCATCGGTATACCTACAAATTCCAGCCGTAACGCGAAGCTCATCGATAAGTCCATTTAGATCCCGCCCTGTATTGGTCGGGTCTCGGCCAATGTAAATATTGTTTGTTGATGAACCAATACTGCTGCCTCCCGAAGAAAACGCCTCTAGATTTCCATCTACAAAAAGATAAACATCATCATTATTTCTAGTTATTGCGACCCTATGCCCTAGCCCATCGTCAACCAATGAAGACGATGATATATTTACGGCAACTGTACCTGTATTTGTGAAACACACCAATGCTAGCTCTCCAGTGCTTGAAACAACAAGAGCCATTCCTCTTGAACTAACAGTTGGTCGATCATTATAAATTGATTGGATTCGTCCAGGCTCAAGAACCTTAATCCAGCATTCTAAAGTAAATAATTGATTTTCTGAGATAGTAAGACTGTTTGCTCTTGGTATTGTTAAGAAGTCTCCAGCCCCATCAAATGAACCAGACTGAACATATAAAGCACCAGTTGCAGAGGTGGTAACATTTCCATTTGCAGTCAGCACATTGGCCGAATTGGATGAGTCAGAGAAGTCACCGTCAAAATGAAGAAGCAAGCTAACGTTATTAAAATATTTATCTGTTCCAGGAAGAGTAAATGATGACTCAAGGACATTACCCCTGCCAATTATGCTGCTTATCTGATAAATATTAACGTAAATAGTATTTTGCACCACTCCAAAATCGGATATTTGATCAAGCTCTGGGTAAACAAACGAGAAATTTGGACTAGAAATAGTATCAGCCGTTAATATCCTTTTTACCCCGCCCCCAGGCCCGTCTAAAATTTCTGCCTCAAATGACAATATAGATTCGGAAATTGGCTGAATTCCCGTAGACCACCATGATGCTGGATAGCGAGTTCTTTCCTGAGCCCCAAAAATCCAGTCGTCACCGTCAAGCTCGCCTTCAGGGAAAATAGGAGCATAGGGTCTAAAATTAACGCCACGATATGTAAAGGGAAATGGCTCAGCGTCATCTATTTCCTGCCCAAAAGTCACGGCCTTGTAAAGGCTCTGAACACCTAGGCGTTGTATGTTTGCTCCGACCAATGCCGCACTATTACCAGAAATTTTAATGATTCTGTCACCAGCCTCATGTGTGCCAGTGTACTGCACCGTATCGCGCAAACCTCTGAGTAATCCAGACAGCGTGACCGTACCATCTGCATTGGCTGCCGCATCGATGTAGCGCATTAACTCCCAGCGGCCATCGTCACCATAGGCAACAAAATTTTGCCCAGTCATCATTTGCGCCTCAGTCACCGATGTGAACTCACCAGATAGCGTGACAATATTTAATTCATCGGTGCGATTGATAACAAAGCCGTCATCAGCAGGCAAAATATCGACAGCAACACCACTGGTTGAGTTTGCGGCCAAACCTGTTGTAGCCGAATATGTTTGACCGCTATCTGTAGAGCGCAGGAGCGATCCACCTGGCCAACTACCAACACCGTACATCGCCATCAAAAATGAGGCTGTATCCTGCTCATCTAAAATCATGGGGACATCAAGCAGAACAGCCGTAGCGTCCGAAACTAAATCCAACCCTGGCGGTATGTAGTTATTTTCACCGGCTACTGCATCAGATGTCCAAAGCGATGGCGCTGATAACTTGCCAGAAATACTCAACACCTGAGAGCTGGATTCCGCCCTGCTAGCAATACGCACTTGATAGGTTCTATCAGGAGTTTCGATATTAACGACATCCGAAGGCTTGAGGTGCAAATATTCTTGCGGCAGCGTAAAGCTCATTGACATCCGCTCTGTATGCCGGGCACGCATCAGAATGTCGACAATTTTATTGGCTTTCTCTTGCGTCATGGCCAGCGGGAAATCGACCACCTCTTCAACGGCAGACTGAACAGGATATGTTGATTCTGCAGTGCCTTTATTTTGCTCCCTGTCTTGATCTTTGAATGTTATGGTCATCTTGCGTGGCAGCTGTTGGTCCATCTCGCGATCAATTAATAGTTGGTTGCTGCTATCGCCACCAATATCTACTGCACCCAAATCTTGATAGGGAATAGTTTCAGATGCAGCGCCACCACGATTGACGCAGGTTAAACCATAGCCATCTTCGATAATATCAAACAGGAATGCAGCCTGAAGCACACCAAGAGCACCACGCGTGCCACCCGTTGCAGCAAAGCCGTCAACGGTATCAACTAGCTCACTAGTATCTATATCAGCCGCAGAAATATTCGCCCGCTCAACGATAGATTCAACCACATCTGAAAGCTGCTCGGCGCCTATGACGACCGAGTATAACTGCCATTTTTCGAACGTTAAATTATCATCTATGGTTGAATAATACCCTCTCAATAAAACACCCTGCTCAATAGCGAACTCAGCATAACCAAACCCAACCAATGCCGGATCTATTGTGAATGAATCATCAAGATCTAGAGTTAGCGCATTAAAAACATTGAACCTACTAAGTTGCTGACTTGTTAGTTCTCCATGACCAACATAAAGCAGCCCAGTGTCATGCCACATCCTTACAAATCCTGATACAAAATGACCTCCAGATATTCCATGATTCACACTGAGTAATGGTGAATTTAAGTCATCATCCCAAATGTGAATTTGGGCACTATCAATAGAATACATGATTCCAGATGAGGACACGCAAACTGCCAACGGCTGCAGTGATGGGGTAATACTACGAAGCCCAGAAAGAGTTTGCCGGTAGAGGTTGTCAATATAATAGCCAACAAGATGACCATTACGCTTTTGATAGCCTCCTGATGAATATCTTAAATTTGCAATACCAACAAGATCAGGCCATAAATTCTCTAAATTGGTTTCGCCGCCAAAATCAATATTCAGTCCCGTTTGCGGGATCCACGTTCCATCACTAACGGTAATTTTAGATTGATACGGAAAACCAACAAATGATTGATAATATTGCTCATAACTCGACTCCTCAGGGTATGAGTTTGTCCAGTTAGCCAGCATAGCCGCTGATGAGTTGATTGTTAGCTTGTGGATGACCGGGTCAAATGTATTGCCAGGGGATGTCGAGATTGAATTGGATTCAATTATTTGAGGGTCGATTTCAGGAACGCACACAATCTCCGCCCGCAAAGCAGCACCAGTCAGACTATTGCCATAATCTGCCATGTGCACGTCATACATCATCAGGTACATGGTGCCTTCGTATGACTCTGCATTTGCAGCACCCACAATTGAGGCTATGCGTGCGTTAGGCGTGGTTTGGGTGCCATCGTAAAAAGCAAATTTATTGCTGTTTTTAGTAGCCTGAATAACTGCCCCCATAATGGCACCAGAACTGTAGTAAGGTGCCAGGTCTGGGGTTGCAGTCGCATCATAAAACAGCCGGTTACCCAGCCACAGGCGCCGCAGCTTTGCCCCCGGGCGTGCATTGCCCAGTGCAACTGCCCATGTGCCGTAATAGTCGACAACCTCGACGGTTGACCCACCACCACCCCCTTTCCCACCGGACTCTTCTTCAGTGACAACGCGCTTGAGCTTGCCGTTTTCGAAATAGATGATATTGCCGGACACAATTGGGGAGCCGTAAAAGTCCGGCTTTTCTATACCGTAGGTCGAGGTTTGAAATTCAAGCTGATTGTCTGGCGGGGCTTTGATCTTTGGCCCTTCTTGCGGATCAATGACACCACCAATACCAGCACCGATAACAAATCCCTGAGCAGCCGTGGCGGGGTTATACCCCCCACCAAAAAACCCAACTACCGCACCGACAATACCGCCGACAATCTGGCCAGCAGACATATCACTCATTGAATGACCTCATAACAGGCAACGATGCGGCTCATCCACCACTCATCGAGAGGATTTGAGGTGACTTTTTTGGCCGTCGAGTAGGCGTGAATGATTTCGTTGCCGTCATAGATGGCGACGTGCTGGGGATCGCGTTTTATACGAAACAGGATGATGCACTCAGCCACTGGGAATGGGATTTGACGCAGATTGACTTGCGAGTCCAGATGGTTTTTGAGTGTCTTTCCATCTGGATTTCGGTTGTAGCCCTTCACATCGGTGTGCTCAACGCCAAAACGCTGCATCGCGATGGATACCATACCGGCGCAATCAATGCCCACTGCTGGGTTACGGCCCTGGTGTAGAAACGGCACACCCATAAGCTCGCGGGCGTGATCTGATAATTTAATTGGCTTCAAACTTGGCCACCTGTGAGGTAACGGGAACATAGCTATAACCGCCGAAATGAACGCGGTTTGAGTGTTTGCCGGTGCAATCTTCTTTGCCCCGCTTGCGGCAACCGGCGATCATTTGGTATGCGTCACCAACTTGTGGCGGGTAATAGAACGGGGATGATGTGACGATCTTGCCGCCTGACTGCGTGAAAGACCTGACGTTCTGGCGCGGCTGGCCTGCGTTTTGACCGGTAGTGAAAATGATTTCGCCATTGCCAAACCAATCATCGGCTTCTGGTCGGGTGCTGTCGTAAAAGTTAGCGCTGTCGTCAACCGATGTGATGGTGCCTGTGACGATAAAATCGTCTTTATCCAGCTGGCATTTAGACTCGCGATACGGGACCACGCCAGTATCCAAGTGGTAGTCACAAAATGTGTAGATGCACTGTGCTGAATAGATGTCCTGATTATTTTGGTTAAGCCGATCGCGCTGGCCCATGAGCTGAGTGGTATAGCGTCCGTCTTGATCCATGATTTTACCGACGGTGAATCGGGCTATGGGCTCTTCGTCTTCTACCGGTAATGACCAGTCTGTGGCGAATACATAAACCTGAGCACCATCCCACTTACCGCTGTGGACCTGCTCGCGGTCGATGTGGTTCAGGTCTTCGACAAAGCCGAAGTCAATGACGGCCCCACCGCCCTCCGCCTGTGACTGAATGTTGCTGGTGGTCGTGTGAAGACCGCCGAAATAATTGACGTATGCGCCACCACCCTGGCTGACCAACAGGTCATGTGGGTACTGGGCTGCAATCCGTTCTATGGTGCCGTCCAGCGCCTCTATGCGCATCATCAGGGTTCTACGTTCTGCTACTGCTGTCATGGGTTTAAAAGCTCCTCAAGCGCAAACGAGCCGCTGACGACGTTGGCGTTGTTGTAATTACCATTGAGAGCGTCCATGAAGTGAACGGGAATATCGAAGTAGGCGCCGGTGCGGACGGTTTCACCAGTTTGCGGGGTAGTGTTTAAGGTGCCGTCGCTGACGTAATCGGTGAACGCCGATGAATCAATATCAATGATGATGTTGTCGACATCAGGGACAGACAGCACGGTACCGCGCAGGCCATTGATTTCGGTCATGCCGACAACGCCAGAGACATGAACAAAATCGCCGATGGCATACGGGTGGGCAATGGTATTGATGGTGGTCGTAATACCCTTGTTGATGCCGGTAATGGTGTCGGTTTTGTTGGTGAACGTAATTTCGCCGGTGGTGTAGTCGATGCTGTAACCACTCGCGATGGTGACGCCTTCAATCGATACCAACCCGGTACCCACCACTGGCTTGCGCAAGCGTCGGTGCGCCTGGGTGGGATCACCCTGCGTGCCGTACCAGCGCACCATTTGGAAAACATTGGCGGTGGCGGTGGCCAGGCAGATTTGATCGGTGGCTGTAGGCACGTCGACGTAGTTGTTGGTTGAGTAGTCCTGATCGTGGCGTAACCGGAAACCGCCAAACTGGCCCTGGCACTTGTGGTACAGAGTGGTGACGTCTTCGCGGTATTTGTCGCGGTGGGTGTTGCTGAGGTCGAACGTCATGCGCAGCACGGGGTATGGGTGGTCGAGCTTGGCATAGGTATCGCCGCTGCTGGTCTGCGATTCGGTGACGCTGTAGTGCTCTGAGTAATCGCTGCCCATGCGGGCGCATTCGAGGATACTTGCCTCAAAGAAGGGTCTGGCCATAGTGGGTCCGTGGTTTGATTATCTGAAGCGGTCGGCACTGGCGATTGTGGCCAGCAAGCGGCGGCTTGCCGCTCCGGATGCCAACTCAGCGTCACGAGGGTTTGTCACCCCCGGGAAGTTCATGTTGCCGATGCTGATACGGGTCGGGTTGATGCGGTCTTCGCGCATGGCAGCCATGTTGATGTTGTCGTTGGAGATAACCTCGCCAGTGACACCATCGGGGATGAACAGCTCTGGGCCCCGCTCGCCAACGACTGAGATTTTGTTTGAGGGTGGACGGCCACCATCGGCGAAGAAGCCGCCGACAAATGAGGCCACCTGCCCCCAGTCGAAACTTGAAGAGCTGCTGCCAGATGATTTGGATGAACCAGCAAAGCCCAGTGATTCAAATATCTGAGCCGCTGCGGCCTGAGCGGCCATATCTAAAAGCAGGTCACCAAACTTTTTAAGTAGATTCCCTGCTCCATCATCGAAGCCGGAAGACAGGGCATCTGCCAACAGCCCCTGCATGTTGCGGGCGGCCTCATCGGCAAAAACGCTGAACTCGTTGACACCTTCGATCACTTCTTTGCGCTGATCATCTAAGGCTTTAAATGCAGCCGCCGCCTGTTCTGCCAGCTCCGGGCTTGCCGCTACGGCATCGTTGAGGAATTTCTCCTGTTCAACAATGCGTTGTAGCGCCCGTTCTTGCTCCGGCAGCAATTCAGTAATCAGCTTGATGGCCTCGGCTTTTTGGTCGTTGGCGTCTTTCTCTGCCTCAAACGCTTCGATTGTGGCATATGCCGCTTGCGCATTGGCCAGCTGTGCCTCAGTAGCGCCATCGAGAGTCAGCCTGTAGATGGCTGCCTCTTTATTCGTGAAGCCCAAAGTTTCGGCTTGCAGTTTTAGTGCCGCTATTTGTTTGTCTATGGCAGCGGTTTGTTTGGCGATTTCGTCAGCATCATCACGTGAGCTTTTACGGGTTACTGTTGGGTCAATAGTCGACGCTGTACCGACCGCCGAATCTATCTGCAAGTCTACTTTTGGCTTGTTGTTTTCGCTGTCATAATAAGCTTGAATTGCACGCTTGTTTTCTTCGAGCTTAGCCTTCAGCTCTTCATCGGTGAGAAATGAAACAACACCATCAGGCCCGAAAAATCGAACACGCTCTGCCTGGTCAAAAAAACCACCATCTAAAATATTCTGGATTTTCTGTGAGTCTCGCTCCAACCGGGCAATATCGTCAGCGGCGATACCTTGGGTAACCGCTGCAAGTTCTTCACCAAGGAATTTTGTAACATTAATCACACCGCTAACAGCATTAGCAGCAGCGGTCATAGATGTGACAACAGCTTTGCCAAGCGATTCGGCGGCATTAATTGTGGATTCATCGCTCAGTAAATCGATCAGGTCGCTGACAGCAGGCAGCGCTGCCAGTGCGACTTCGTTTTTCATGCCGGTAAACTGAGCGGTTAAGTCATCAACACCCTTTGTAATATCGTCCAGCTGAGCAATTTCAAGATCAGATAGTACGTTACCGGTGCGCTCTGCCTCATCCCCAAAGGCCCGCATTTCTTTGCCGTTATTGCGCAGTAGAGGCAGCAGTAAAGTAGAGTCGCTGGCAATGGCCTCCATGTAGAAGGTCATTTCAGATTGAGACAGGTTCGCTTTTTCGAGGCCATTGACATAAGCCTGCAAAGCCTGAGGGCCGCTCATTCTGGCAAACTCATCAGCCGTGATGCCTATAGCTGGCGCGATATTGTCGAAAAAATCGGCCAGTGGGCCGCCGCCAGTTTGTAAGAAATCACCAATTTTGTCATTGGTATCTTTCAGGATATCGGCAACTTTATCCTGCTCGACACCATACCGGCCAGCACCGAAAGAGAGTTTCTGAAAATCTTGTGTGGTTGTGTTAGCCAATGCTGAGAAGTTTTTAAGCTCTTTACTCGAGTCGGCCAAATCCTTGGCGACATAAGCCAGCCCAGCAGCAGATGCAACAGAAAGCCCGGCAAAGGTTTTGCCGACGGTTTTGATATCCTTCTCAACCTGTTTGCGCCATTTCGCCGACTCACGCTCGGCCTTGTCCATCCCCTGAACAAACCCGCCGACCTTGGCAACCAGATCCAGCGTTAAGGTACCCAGTGATTTTGTGGCCATGTTATCTCCATTGCTCCATTGCCTGGTCTAACGTGATGGGCGGCTCGATGTAGTGCGGCATGAAATCCGTCGGTTTCTTGCTGCTGTTTTTGCTGTTGAAGTTGAAGTAATTGGCCATCCAGCGGCCAAAGGATTCCTCTAACCGCATGCCCGTGTGCAGAGAGCCGCGGCGTTTACGGAACTGGGCCCAACGACAGAACTCTGGGTAGCTCAGGTTTCGCTTGGCTTCGGCAATGGTTCTTCCACCGATGCCGTTGAGGACGAGTTCGTGCCAGATTTCTTCTTCTTCGGGGAAGGCTTCGTCTTTCCCAGGCCATTCACCTCGCCAATTACAGCCAGGAATGCCATGGTCAAATTGGGGTCCAGCGGGCCGCGCGTTGGATCGGCGTCGCCGGTGATGTCTGCCGCGGTAAAGATCGGCTTGCCATCTGCGTCACAGATGCTCGCAGCCATGCGACCGGCAACCGCATCTTGTGCGCCCGCCTTTGCTTTAAAATCTTCGACAACTGAGACGTAAGACAAACGACGGACATAGACGACCCCTTTCAGCGGGGTCTCGCCCTGCATCCATTCAATGTCTTTTTTAACCGGGGCGCCGGTAAAGGCGCCCGATTGATGGAGGGTTTCAAGCGTTAGATTCATACTTTCGCGATCCATTCGGAGCCGCCAGAACGCTGAACTGCCATATCACCCGATACCAAGGTGTTACCTGAGAAATCGAAGGGGAAGTCGGAAATATACCCATCGAAAATAAACCAGGTACGAGTGTCTGGCAGCTCGAAATCGTCACCGGCGCTGTTTAAGGTTGGGACAATGTCGATACCGTCTGACCAGCCAACTGCCCATTTGAGCGTGGGGCTGGGGTCGGTCTCAGACAATGCGTGTAACAAAATGTGGCTTTCATCTGTAGGATCCGGACGAAGGCCGATGGTGGCCGCAGCCGGGGTCCGCAAGCCGGGCTTATAGCTGCGGGTGGTTGCAGACAGACAGGTGTCGTCGAGTTGGTCGGATGGGTTACCACCCGGGGTGAATGTTGTGACGCAGCCTACTTCGACAATTACGGGTGCACTGCCACTGTCGTCGATGAAATAAATCTGAGTGCCTTGGGTTAAGACAGACATGGGTTTCCTCCTGCGGGATATTGCTGCCTCGCGGCAGTGGTTTGGCGTATTGATATCGCATCAATAAAGTGCCCGGTCGTTGGGCGCCTCGCGGCGAGCCTACCGGGCGAAACTGGTTATCGCGGTGTGAACCAGTCCACCGCGAATGCATAGCTGTAATTTTTGGTCTCGGGGTCGCGCCGGTCGCCATACCATGCCGTGATGTGGGCATGTGGCTCGATGGCGTCACGCAGGGCCTGGGCGACTGCTCGCGCCTCATCGGCGCTGGTTGCCCAGCAATCGACCTGAATGCTGAACAGGTCCATATCTGGCCGCTGGTTGATGTAGTTTTCTGGTCCGCCGCTTACCTGCTGCCACACAGCATAGGGCTTGGTCACACCCTGGGGCGCAAGGCCAAAGGGGTACAGTCGACATTGGTCGCTGCCCAGCTGCGCTTGCACGCCAGCATCGACACTGCAAATGGCAAATATAGGTGGGTACATATCAGGTCGTCTTTTTGCGGGCCCGTTTTAATGCTCTAGTGAGCGCCTTGTCGTACTGGTTGATAAATTCGTTGGTGGCGTCGTTGATGTGATCGGCCAGTGCTTTGCGCATGAAGGGCTGCGCGCGCATGTGCTCGGTACCGAACTCGAGTAAACGCCAATGTGGTGTTGGGCCACCCTGGCCGGTACCGGGCTGATCGCCTTTAGTTGGCAGTTGCGCGCCCTGGGCAACCCCTACCCTGAACATGACATCACCGGTGCGCTTAAAACGCCGGCTGGAAAAGCGCACGGCCATGTTGTCGGCGATGCTGCGGCCCGTGCGCGGGTCGTTGAGCTTTAGGGCGTTGGCCTTGGCCTGATCGCGCACCAGGTTGGCAGCTTTGCGCAGGGCGAATCGGCCACCTTTTAGGCGTACATCTTGTTTGACCTCTTCCATCCGGCCGCGGAGTTCGTCGATGCCGATTAGGCTGAAATCGATACCGTCTGCCAAGGCGTTATTCTCCGAGGGGTTTAGGGTCATTCTTCGACACGACAGTACAAAATTCCAATAGCGTCAACGAGCTCTAGCCTTATGAAATACGTACCCGTCGGGCGGGCTACAACAAATAACGCTTTGCCGCCAACAGTTGAGGAAAACGTTGACCAAGGATCAACCCTCGGAGTCAGACAAAATCCCACAAATTGCAAACTTGACCGTGACGTACTGCATCTGATCTGTCGCAGCCTCATAATTAACCGAACACACATTGCCAAAGTGCTGACCATCGCGATTACATGGAATCATCGCACCGCACTCATGCCTTTTGAGATATACACCGATTTCCCCAGTTGACGGGTCAGGTGCTGTAAAAACTTTTCCTTCATTATTCGCCATCATTCAATCCATCGGTGCATTTAAGCCGCCACTCGCGGCGGGCGGTGCGGTCTGTTTCGGCGCTGCCAATGTTGTACACGCGGCCATCCCACAGGATGCGCCATTGATACAGCTCTAACCTATCCACCGGAAACCAGCGCAGGTTGATGCGAGCGGTGGTTTCGCTTTGGGTGGTGCCCGATTCACGAAACTCGCGCCCGGGCCCGGTGAGCACTTCGGCTGGCACGTCGACCAGTTGGGTACCGCTGTCGTCGGTGGCGGTTTCCCATGCAATGGTGACGGCACCAGTGGTGGGGTCTTGTGATTCAACCGGCTTTTGCAGGGTGACCACATGGCGCAGGCGATAGCTGAGCATTTAAACCCCCAGGCGGCAGCGATACGGCATGAGTTTGACTTCGGCCACATCACGCAATTGCTGCATTTCGTCGGGTGATGCCTGGTAAGTCGCCTGTAATAAAATCAGCACCCCCGTCTGCACGTCGGCGGGCATGACGATTGTTTCTGAGCTGACGTCTGAACTGACGTCATAGCTGGACGAATCACAGGAACAGACATCACCGAAGTCGTCGCGGTCCATAAAATTAAGCGCTTCGGCTTCGGCACTGTCCAGCAGCTGCTGCAACAGCACATCGTCGGCACTGTGGATGACGTTGAGAAACGTTTTGGCTGTGGCCAGCAAGGTAACGCTCATGTGTTTGCCTGCAGTTTGCCGCCGTAGGGCGGGATCCAATGTTTTTTAACGTCCCATGGCCGGGGCTGGCCGTGAAAGCACACCACTTTGGCCGTGGCCGGTAGGCCCCGCTGGCAGTGCACTTTGTAGCTAACGATTTGCCCGGGCAAGACGTCGTCCCACCGCTGGTGCGGCAGGTGTTTGCGCAAGAAGCCTTGATCACCCCAGTGTTCGCGGGTGCGGCATTGGCGCATGTTGGCTTCTGGTTTTTTCATCCAGTGATGCCATGCGATTGCCTTGTCTTGCTGAGCGATGTACATCAAGCCGCTGGCCGGCATATGGGGTTTGTAAAAATCGCTGAGCATGGTGGTTTTACCCACGTTAAACAGCGCGCTGATATCACCGGTGATGACGGTATCGATATCGAAATACAGGAGATCGCCTTTAAGGTCTGGCCTGAACAGCTCCATTTTGCTCCACCAGCCCGGCCAGTCGTAACGCAGACGGATTGTTTCGACCCCCGGAACAGGTACATCAGACAGACAAACTATCCACGGCATTTGCGCTGCAAGCCACTGGGCGTGCTTAATGGTGTATTCGTCGCTGGTTTTGAGCACGCAGACTGGTGTAACGCCATGGTTACGGCTGATCATAAGCTCTATTCGGCTGGCTCAGCTTGGGTGAAATCAACGTAGAATTCTTTACCGGGCTCAAACTGATTGGCTGCCTCTTCGTTGAGGGTCCCGATCTGGATTGAGCCACACGGAGTCCACTTGAAAAACCGCTCATTCTCAACGCTTCCACAGGTGACAGGCTCCAGCTTCACGCTGTGGCCGTTCGCATCTTTGGTGACGGATTGAACTTTAAACTTTGCTCGTACTGACATGCTCATGTTCCTTAATGAATTGCTTTATAGGGCGGCCCGTGGCTGATCTCTTTTGCGTAGTTCATCAGCAGAACCCTATGTGCACTTGCATACACATCCGCCGCTTTTCAGCTTGGGAGTACTCACGCGGCCATAATTCGGGTGGTATTATTTTAAAGCTGTATTAATGCAACTCTGGCCGCCAGATGATGTTCCACTGGTCGGCTTTGGTATGGGTGTAGCCCAGTGGTTCCAGTAGGCTGCATTGATCACGTAGGGCCGCATCATTCAGCGCCTCGGTAATGATCAGCGGCATGCAGCGGCGCAAGGTAGCCAGGGCCCCGCGGATGACCGCGCATTCGTGCCCTTCCACATCGATCTTAATAGCCGCGATTTGGTCTTGAACTTCGAGCATGTCGATGGTCACGGTGGTGATGCCGGTACCGGCCACCACCGCCCCGCCGCTGGTCAACTGAACCCGAGGGTTAACCACCAGCGCGCACTGGCCAACCACGTCGGACACGGCCATTTGTTTTGCAAAAATTTGACCGCAGCCTTCAAACTGGTTGTTGTCGATGTTTTCATTGAGCCGAGCAAATACAGCGGGGTTTGGCTCGAAGGCAAACACACAAGCACCCTGCTTTGCGGCCAGCAATGCGTAAAGCCCGGTGTAGGCGCCGACATCAAAAACAATACCGCCAGATAGGCAGGCCAGCTGCCAGGCGTCTACCGATTCTGATTCGAACGGTTGACCGGTCTTTTTTTGGTGCCGGATGACCATGTCATCCTGTTCGATCAAGTGAATGCCGTGTATCTGCAAGCGCCTGCTCCAATGGTTGTTTTGGCCAAAAATCCAGCGCGGTGGATCGTGTGGCGTTGATGATGTCGCAGTGGCCCAGCAGGCCAGCGGTTTCACGAAATTGCGGGTACCACTTGGGCATGGATACTGCGTTGCCCAACCCTTTGGGGTGATCACCATGCCAGTGACGGATGCCATCTGCGCTGTATTGACAATCGAAGCCCAGCAATATGATGCGGCGCGCACCGAAGTTCTCCGCCAATACCATCGCCCCTGCACCGGAATTTTTCGGGTGTGTGAACCGAATCGTTTTAACGGCCGAGATACGCTGGTTAAGGGTAATGCGTTCGCCTTTGAACTTTTGCTGCACGTCGAAGCAGTATCGTTTCCACCAGGTGCGATCCATGGCGTAGAGGACGTCGGCCCATGGACACAGCTGATAGGTGGTGTTGGTGACAATTACGCCCCTGTCGGCTCTTCCTTGTCGCCAGCCCCTGACTTTTTCGCAGTCTTCTGGCGTGAGGCTTGGCCCGCTGGCGATGCAGACGACTTCTTGCCAGCGGGCTTGGTGGGGTTGTCTTTGACAATCCGCACCAAACCCTGTTGAGCAAGTTCTTTGGCAACTAGATCGGAAACTTCGAACTTGGAATTGCGCCGGCGATTGCCGCCATGATCGAAACTGGTTAACGCGATGACTTCAGTCATGCTAAGTCCTTATCCTGGGTGAATAAAAAAGGCGCCCAACTGAGCGCCTTTTAATAGTTGGTTATTACGACCGATTAAGCGCCGGAAGAACCGATGGTGAAGTCACCTTTCACGAAGGCCTCGGGGCGGTAGACCGTAAGGGCAACGCGCTCTTCACACAGGATTGTGACCATGTTTTTGACGAAGTTGTCGCGGTCTTCGGTGGACACCATGACGTTGGCATCTTCACGATCCCAGCCTTGTGCACCCATACGGAAGGCCCCGGTCAAGAAATCGCCCTGATCCATCGACTGAGTGGATACCACTGGCAGCCCCCACAACACAGGACCAGCCAGAGCCAACGGGTTAGCAAAAATGTATTTGCCCTGGGTATCTTTAGTGAGCTCGATACCTGCCCAGTCGATGGGGTTAAGAACGATGCCGTCTGCGCTGTATTCAGCCAGCTGCACTTGCAGCATGGCAATACGCAAGCGGTCGATACCCGTATCAGCAGTTACATCAACACCGGGGTTAGCGTAGGCACTAGCTTGGGTGTAGATACCGCTGATGTTAAGACCAACACCAGACCCCTTGAGCAACTGAGCTTCCTCTTTCAGTTTGAGGCCATAACGCAGGCGGCCATCGATGTAAGATTGCAGCATGCCAGCATCGGACAATACCTGCTTTGAGGCATGCACCCAGTGGGCAATGGTGGCCACCGGCGCCGAGGCCAAATCGAAGGTGATAGTGGATTCTGGCTTGTTGCTCGCTGGGTTTTCTGACACCACATCGGCACCATTGGTGAAACCGGTTTCACGCACGTATTCAATGGAGTTTGATGTAGTGCGACCCCAGCTCAGCAAATCGCGGATGGTCAAACGTTGTTCGGGCGCAGCAATAACACCAGGCACACGCATTGGCTCGACAGGATAACCGTTGGCGCCATCCGATTGCGTGGTGGTGAGAGCGGCCTGCACCGGTACACTGAATGCGCCTTTGGCCGTAAGGATACGGCTTGCATTGGCCTCGAATCCTTCGGACTCGATCACACGGCGGCCCAGCGACATAACACCCGTAGGCATGTTGTCGATACCATCGGCCAGCGCCTGTTCAGCAGCCTGCAGGCGAGCGTTGAGTGCGCCCTGCTCAGTCAGCAGTTTATCGACCGAGGCTTTGGTTTCTTCCGTTAAACCTTGGTGTTTGGCCAGCTCCGCCTTGGAAGATTCCGCAAAGGCTTTGAGTTGATCGCCGACATTCTTCAGATCAGCTGAAACACGTCTGTATTCCTGCTCAACATTGACGGGATCACTACCAATTTCACCCAACTGTCCAAAAGCAACGCGCTTAAAGCTCACGCCATGCTCTGTCATCATGGCCGCAACGACAATAACACCCAGGCTGACGCTGAGGGTGTCCATGGATGCACCGAAGGTAAACGGTGCAAAGGCGGCCAGTACCAGCACGGCCATCATAAACATCGGGGTTAATTGAAATTTAAGTTTCATAATACTTATCCTTACAAGGGAAATTGGATGGTTGGTAATGGGTCTGCATGGACAACAGCGCTGGGCGTGTTGGGCGTGGTAGCGTTATGCGTACCACCGCCAGCAGCGGTTTGCGTGCTGGACTTGAAATCGTGCGCGAGCTTGCGACGCTCACTGCGCGGGACGCCGGCCTTGGCCAGGGCGATATCCATCTTGCGTGCGGCGATGTGACCGCCCCGAGCTTGTGCTTCGGTGATTACATCGGCTGGCAGATAATCGTCGGCGAACCCATCGGCGATGGCGTCGGTACCGCCAATGTAAGATTCGGCGTTCATGAGCTCGGCAATTTCTGTTGCGGGCAGACCGGTGCGGGCGCTGTAAATGTCGGCCATGGAACTGTCGAACGGGGCCAGGTAGTCGGCAATTTCGCGAAAGTCGTTTTGGTTACCGCAGGCACATACCCATGCGTTGTGGATCATCAAGAAGCCGGCACGGGCGATTTCGACCCGGGTACCGGCCATGGCGATCACTGATGCCGCCGATGCGGCAATGCCGACAATGCGCACGGTGACTTCACCCTGATGCTGACGCAGCAGGTTGTAGATCGCGAGGCCTTCGAACAGGTCACCACCAGGTGAATTGATGTTGACGGTAACAGGCTGATCGCTGCCAATAGAACGCAGCGCGGCGCTGATGCGTTTGGCGGTAACGCCCTCGCCCCAGAAGTCTTCACCGATAACGTCGTAAATACCGATGTCATTGGTACCGGTGCTGGCAGCCCGAATGTCCGGATTCCATTGCTCGAACGCTTTGGGCGCGAGATCCATTTGAACGCGACTGGATGGACGGGCGCTAAGTGCCGCGGGCATTGCCGCATATACACCAAGCCCAATCATTACAGCGGGGCGTGACGCCATTGCTAACGCCAGTTTATTCATCCGCATAATCAATCCTCTTTATTTTGCGGCTGGCCGCTGTTTAGCCAGGCCGCCAACGCAGCGCGGGCGGTATCGCCATCGTTGGTTATACCCAGGCTGTCCAGCGGCGCCATGGCCGTTTGAACGGTGAGCACTTCGGCGTTGCCACCCATGAGCGGCATGTTTTCGAGCTTGCGGACTTCGTCGCGGGTGAATATGCCGTTGTTGACCATGACGGAATAGAACGCGGCACGACCTGCGCTGTCGGCCCTTAACAGGCCTTCAATTGAGAATTCGGCGTAGTAGCGCTCTTGGTCTGCCGGGGACAGCAGCTCTTTGTTGATGTATTGCTCAATACGGGTGAGCCATGGGCGCAGGGTAAAGGTGAGAAAGCCTATGAGCTTTTGCTCTAACCCTGTGCCCCAATTGCTGTCCTTGCCACCGTGGCCCACCATTGACGGGTCAACACGGAACCAGCGGCAAACCTCTTCGACAGAGTAGCCGCGAGATTCCAGCAGCTGGGCGTCGCTGGGCGTGATGCCGATGATTTTGGCATCCATGCCGCCTTCGAGCAGGGGTGACTTACCCGCATTAAGCGCGCCTGAGACTGACTTCAGGCTTTCACGGAAGTCGTCACGCTGATCTTTTTTAAGAACCCGGTCCAGGGTGAACGCGACCGTGGGCGACAATCCATTTTTAAACGTGCTGTTGGCTGCTTCTGAGGCGGCCAGCGCAGACCCAAACACGGCGGCGCCGTATTTAATAGTGGATATACCCCACTCACCATCCAGCGAAAAGCCGGGTACGTGAAACAAACGCTGCATATTAACGTCGCGCTGCATGCCGTTGCTTTCGGTGTACTTGAGCTGCAGGTTACCGCGGCTGTTTTCACTGGCAGATAGCCGGCAAGGTGACAGAAACTTAAGGCCAACCAGGCGATTGCCAAGGAACTGCTTTTCACTGAAGCCATTACCACGCAGCAGAATGGCGGCTGTCTTGGCCTCCCAATATGTCGAGGCTGTCGCTTTTGAGTTTGGCGACCGGCTGATGATTGGGTACAGCGGGTGGCTGGTTGCCGCCTTGCGGCCGCTTGGGGTGCGTTCGTACAGTTTAACGGGCAAGGTGCCGATGCATTCTGAGATCAAGCGCGTACAGGCCCAGGCGGCCGACAACGACAGTACAGATTGTTCGTTGACGGTTTGGCCGGCGACGTTGGTATTCCATGCAGACCAGAAAGCTTCATCAGTCAGACCGATGGGCACGCCGAGCCAGTTCAGCAGCGCAGATTTTACCTTGCCCGGCTTCTTTGCTTGTTTGGTCATACGATAATTGGGTCCAGTAGGAAGTCTTCCAGGTCACCATCATCGTCTTCGGGCTGATAAGCCGCGATGAAGGCCATGAGCGCTGCTACTGCGCCATCGATCTTGGTGTCTTTGCTCTCTTTAATCGGGCGCATCATTTTGCCGTCACGGCTGGTTTGTGCGACGACATTGCCAAACATCCACGTTAAGCAGGGGTTGCCGTCGTGGTGGATGCGCCCGGCTTTGAGCAACCGTTCAAAATCCCGCATGGGTGCTGAGTAGTTGCTGTAATTCTGCTGTACTTTTACCGCTTCAAACTCGTGATACTTGGCTAGCCGTTGCGCCAGATCAGCAGCGCCGTGCGGGTCGTAAAACGCCTGCGGCATGCTGTAGAGCTCGGTGTCGGCCTCGATGTCCTCTTCGACGTCTTCGGTGTCGATGTGGTTGCCTGCACAGGCGTACAGGTAGCCTTCGTTTATCCAGCCGTCGTAGTGGTCGTGCTCGACCACTTTGGCCTCGGTGGTATAGTACCGGCCGAAGAAGTAGTAATGCGGCAAGCCGTCGATGTTGCGGGTGAAGCATTTCACCGCAGCGGTCAGGTCGTCTGATTCGGATAAATCCAAACCCAGCGTTGCCGTTTCGCCAATGAAGTCATCGGGGCTTAAGGTCTGGTCACCTGCTGCTGCCCAGTCGAGCATGTTGAGCCATGCGTTCTTGGCTGTGACCCATACATTAAAGTGCTTGGTGAGCACTGTGCTGCGTTTGCGCGGGCTGCGCTTGGCGCGCTCCACCTGGTCGAACAGGTAATCACGAAACACCGAAATGCCAATGTTGGGGTTGGCTTTAATCAATCCCTCTTCGGTCATCCACTCGTTTTCGGGATCATCAATGGTGTAGATCATCCCGTAGAGGGTGTCGTTTTTTTCACCCTCAAGCATGCGCTCGACTTCTTTCTGCGATGCGTAACACGGGCCAGCGATGTTTGAGCCGGCCGTGGTGATCATCAACAACAAAGGTTGTTCGCGTGCGCCCATGCCGGTGAGCATGGTGTCGTAGAGCACGTCGTCTTGGTGCTCGTGCACTTCGTCCAAAATGGCGCAGCTGGGTGAGGCACCATCACCAGGCTTGCCAATGACCGGTTCAAAACGTGAACCATCCGGCCTGCGCTGCTCGCCATTGCGTAGGCGTTTGGCCCCGTAGACATCGGCTTCCATGCGCTTGGCGTGAGCGTTAACGCCGTACTGGCGGCGGAATGCCGGCTGCTTCTCGGCCATCTTTTTGGCTGGCCTAAAGACTTCCCAGGCTTGCTTTTCGGTGGTCGCGCCGCAGTAGACTTCGGCACCGTATTCGCTGTCTTCCACCATCATGTACAAGCCGATGATGGCGGCCTTGACGCTCTTGGCGTTCTTACGCGGCACGCATAGGTAGACAATACGAAACCGACGGAAGCCTGTGTCTTTGTGGACCCAGCCAAAGATCATGGCAAAGTTGAATTTTTGCCAGGGTTCCAGCTTGATTCTGTTTTCTTTGCCGACCTGTGCGGCCCACTTTCCTTTTACATGAGGGAATAACTCACCAAAGTTGATGATCCGCTGGCCTTCGGCTTCGTCAAACACGTAAGGGAAGTCTGCGTCACCCTGACGATCCAGGTCTTTCAGGTGACGCTCTACCGCTAACCGCTCCCATTTACAGGCAGGTCGTTTGCCCGTCACCACCGCGTCAATGTAGGCGGCAATGTCAGTTAGGTGTTGGGTCATATACTGCCGAAATCATCATCAAACAAGCTGCCTTGCTTGTCGTTGAACCTCAGCTCGGTAGCGGGTGACATACCCAGCTGGGCGACCATGCTGTTCCAGAAGCGTTTTACTTCGTTCAGCTGGCCGACCTCAGGGCGGTTTTTAATTTGTTCGCCATTGCGACCATCCACAATGTAGGTCCGGTCGTTATCAACAATGAACTGGCGGAGCTCATCCATCTCGACTTTCGTGCGACAGTATTCCAGCACGTAGTCAACGAACAGAGGTTTTAATCTGCCCACGCGGGCCAGATCCGGGGCAACACGACTCCACACCCGGCGTTCATCTTTGGAAATTCCTCGAGGACAAAGCTGTTTGACCAGCTCGGCAATTTCCTTTTCTTTATCTGCTGCCGCTTTTTCGTTAGCAGCTGCTGCCGGATGTTGTGAGACCGTGGCTGATTGTTTATATCGACCGGCCATGATTTAACATCCAAGTGGGTTTTTTCGTTTCAATTCAATGCGCGTAAAAATCTGACTGGGGGGGCGGTGTCCGCGCAAAGTGCCCTAAGGTTTCAGCCCACCCCTCCCCCGCTGTGATTCGAGCAGGGTTTTTTGATCGCTGCAGGGCTTGCATAGGGTCTGCCTGTTGCTCTTCGTGTCTGTACCGCCCTCACAGAGCGGCACAATGTGGTCACATATACCGGCTAAAGCGCCATGTAATGTGACAATTCGACCACATTCACGGCATTGATAGCCGTCTTCTTCAAAGGTTTCGTGGCGTTTGCGGCGCCATGGTCGACCGCCGCGGCCCGATTTCTGGTGCACTGGCTTCTGCCACACAGGTGCATCCGGGCATTTGTCATCGTGTACCGCGCGGCATCTTGGACACCAGCGCTTGGGCTTGGTGGCCATTAGATCAGCGGTTTACCGTTCAAACCCAGCTCGGTACCTGACACCTCGTCACTATCAGCTTCAGCCATTGCCTGCACCAGCAACATGTTGCTATCAGCCAGCGCCTGAATAGCAACAGTCTGCTCAGCCATCATTTCAATCAGGGGGCCAAAGTCACTATGCAGCTCAACGTCCATTCCGTCTTCAACAACAAGACCTTCAGCACCAAGACGTTTGGCCATAACATTCAAGTAGTCACTCAAGTGCTTCCTTGTTTCTTGTGTCAGCACTTTGCTTGACTTTAACACCAGCAATAATTTTGTTTGCTCGCTCACGGGCGACTGCCCTCCACTTCTTGAGTCGCTCACGTCGTTTAGCGCAACCTGAGCAGTTAATCATTGTGTTACCTCACCACGCCATTTACGCAGCTGGCGCTTGTCCTCATTGCATTCACGCAATGTGGTGCGTAGGTCCAGGGTGTAGTTGAGGTGAGCTTCGTTATCTTGACCGTGCATGACAGGCTCACCACAATCAGCAGCAAAGGCTACAGGCGGGTTAACGTATACCGTTCTGGTTACGATCACAGGATTCTGTGAGCACGCACTCAACAGCAGTAGGCAAAGGCTCAGCAAGATAACTCCCCACAGACGCATCACGTTGTGCGGCCTCCTTGATGTAAACCTTGTGTGTTTGCGTAACCACACGAACCTGTTGCTTAGCCTTCTGCAGATCTTCAAAGGCGGCATCCAAACGCTGGTAGTCTACCCTTGCCTGCTCTGCTCGCTGCTCGCTTAGTTGCAGCGATTCGGTTAATCCTGACACCTTGGCCCGGGATTCATCTAACAATGCTGTTAACGCCCTGTGGTCGAGATAAAACCCACCACAAACCAACGCAAGCAATCCAGCCAGACAGACTGCCACTCGAATCATTGCAGCCCCATACAGCGCTTGTACTCAGCCTCACGGCGATTAATCAAACCCTGCACCGATTGTCCGTTTGCAAAGTGCCAGCGCTTAATCTCGGCACATGCGCCAGTATAGTCGCCGGAATTCAGCTTCTTAACCAATGTTGAACGGCAGAAAGAACCGGGGCCGATGTTATAAGCCAACGAAACAAACGCATCGTACTCGTACTGATGCATTGGCACTTTCACACAATGCTTGATCGCGCCCTCATACTCACTGATATCCACCAGCGCACGTGACAGTGCCTGCATTGGCGTAACAGTATCGCCAACAGCAACACCGTCAGTGGTACCAAACCCAATCGTTGGCTTGTCGCCAGGCAGCGGTATGTAGGTCGATGCGCTAAAACCTTCAAACAGAGCAATGCCAACAAACCCCGACGCACTCAAGGCCAACGCCGCCAGCATATTCCTGTTCACTATCAACCCTCGTATGCGCACTGATTGCGCAAAGCTTCCATTCGCGCACGGTGGATTTCTTCTTCCCGACGATTGCGCAACCATTGTGAAATACCATTCACAAGAACGCCCAATACAACCCCGATAATACCAACCACAACACCAATATCAGCCAGGCCTAAAACATCAGGATTCTCCGCAACCTTTTGCGCAACACCCGATGTTAGCGCCGTGGCACCCGAACCTTTTGTAACGTAACCACTTGTGGTTATGACCACTTGCTCTATTGCATGCTGTTGCCCCACCCTGCACTCCAAATAAATAATCAAGGCGAAAAAAAACCCAGCACGATGGCTGGGTTCAATGTGAATGTCAGAGAGACATTTCTTGCGAGAATGCCAAACATAGCGCTATCGATTGTAAGCTGTCAAACACGCCAAATCAGTTCTGGCCAACCACCTGTGGATAACTCTCGCAAACGCTTGGTAGATCAGCACCATACAGCACGCTATCCAAAATCACATGCGCGGCATCACGACGGTTGTACATCGTTTTTACCGACACGCCCAGTCTTTGCGCCTTAACTCTGACTTGCAAATCACCGCGCACGTAGAACGTCACAACACAATCGCGCAGATGGTCCGGCAACAAACGCAGTGCCTCGCTCACCTGCATCGCCGCATCATCGATTAGCACCTGGCGCGATACATTCACTCGTGTTTGCGTACCTTCTGCCGTTAGCCCTCCCACATGCAGCTCTACGATATTACCTGACCGGTCCCGTTTGATTACCCGCGCCTTACGACGATGCAGCTTGGTAAGCGCCACAGGGTTATCTACCAGCGCCCCCAGAACACAACCAGCACCACCACTGCCATATCCACCCAACGCCTCGTCTGCCCAATCACACAACCGCTGATGCACTCGCTCTATCATCGTCATTCCCCTCTTTTCACCGTGGTCATAGTGGTCACCCTTCAAAAAATAAGGGTGACCGGCTGGAGCCCTTGCTACTACTGGTCTGGTCATAGTGGTCAGGGTGGTCATAGTAGTTTTGTATATACACACCGAAATTTAAAAAAACACAGAGAATATAAAAAAGTAAAATCCCGTGCATGTGTGCGCGAAAACAGGGTGACCACCCTGACCGCCCTGACCACCCCGCGTGGTTACTGGGCTACAGCCGGTCACCGTAGTGGTCACCCTTAAGGTAGGGTGACCACTCTAAACGCAATAACACCTTAAAAATCATCGGGCACCCCTTGCGACTGGGCATCCGGAACAAAACCTTTCCAGCTCTGCGGACGCTCGTAGCCCGTCTCACGGCTTCCATTCACCCGCGCCCGCACTTTGTGCCAACCCAAGTGCGCCATAATCTGCCCCACCCGCTTTTGCTCTGGCGGTTTCATTTGCGCTGCCTGCAGTTTTAATGCCTCATCCATGATTTCGCTGATTAACACCCGGTCGGCGGTATGACTGCGTAACCACTTCTCGATTAACTCTTCCCACACATCGGATTCGAAGCGATCTTCCTGCTGGGCCTCGAACAAATGCTTATCCGACTCTTGCGGCCACCACCTGGCACCTGCCTTATACAAACTAAAAGCCTCAGCCCACAGCTGATCACGATCACGTGTTAATGCCCTGGCATCCATCTTGGTACACATGGCCGGCCAATAACGGCGGTTACCGGTGGCGTCTTTCAAATAAGATTCTTGGTTGGTGGTACCGGCAAACACACACTGCCGCGAGAACGTCTGCACCATCCGGCCATAACTGGGCCGGAAGCGGTCAACCTGTGATCCAAAAAACTGCTTGGCCCGGGTCGACTCCGCCTTATTGAGTGAATCCAACTCGGCCAACTCAATAATCCACACGCCCTGCATTTGCTGAAAGCCATCTTTGTCACCCAGCACCAGCGGCGTATCGGTAAACCAATCGCCACCCAAAATGCTCAGCGCCGTTGATTTACCCAGCCCCTGCAGGCCCTCGAAGATAATCACACTGTCGACCTTGACTGGCGGCTGCATGACTCGTGCGATCGCACTGACCATCCACATCGTGCCGACCAACCCGTGATACTCCGTATCATCCGCCCCCAGGTACGAATGCAACCAGTGACCTACACGGCGTTGGCCGTCCCACTCGACACCCTGCAGGTAATCACGCACCGGGTGAAAGCGGTTTTCTTCTGCTGCCACTACAACCGCCCCCAGTGCGTCAGCCGATTTTGGGGTAAAAGCAAAGTTCTCACTCAGCCAGATCCGCAAGCGGTCGGTATCGGCATCGGTCCACTCGCCCACATCACTGTGCGCAAATGGCGGCTTACGCAGCTTCATAATGCGGTAAGAGAAATCGCAATAGCCCAGCACACCCGCCCAGCGCTCATCATTCACCAGCACCAGCTTGGCGTTGGCAATATCCGCTTTAATATTGCCTGTGTCGGTTAACTGGAAGTCTTCTTGCCAGGGTGCGTCCAAACGGTTGCGGCGGGCTGCCAATGCCCGCTCACGCAAGGTGGCATTCACCAGACCATCAGCCACGCTTTTTCGATCATCGTGAGACAACCAGGTCTTGAATAGGTCGGTACCCAGCAAGTCCCGCAAACCGGTCTTTTTGAGTTTGCGGTGCTGCTCGGCGTCCCAAATCTCGGCGCCGCTCTCTAATAACTGAAAGCGACCCAATGCCGTCTCAAGTGTCAGATCGCTTTTGACCTTAATTGCTGGATTTTCAGAGAGGGTCTCATCCCCCAAGATCGGCTGACGCACCTCGGTAGAATGATTTTGCGGCGATTGCAAAGAAGACAGAAACCCCTCCCAACTCCGCACAACCGCATCAAGCCCCCGCTCTACATGGATATCATTGAAATCAACCGACTGACCACTCATGCAGCGGCCTCCTGCACAGGATGCGGGATCCACACAGACCCACCCACCAACGCAGCAGACTCGCGCGCTTTATCTACGCCGGGGTTACCCTTCTCTGCGCCCAAATCGTTATCAGCCGCGAATACAAAAGGCATGCTCGGATAGTACTCGCGCAACGCCGCGGCGACTGTTGGCATGTTGCCACAATCAAACACCACCACCACTGGCTGATCCAGCGCCATTAAAATGCTGGCGGCTGTCGCAAAACCCTCGGCGAAGACAAGATATTCAATTTCACGATCAGCGGACTGAGCCAACCAAAAAAAACAGCCTGATTTGCGGCCGTGCTTTAAAAACGCTTTCTTGCCAGACGGATAGATGACCTGCAAATTCATCATGCGTGTATCAAGCGTGCCCATTGGCAACACCAGACAACCAGGCTTCAAATAACGAAAAGAGGTTTCTTCGGTCTTGCGATTAAAAAATGCGGCAATCTCATCACGCCCAGTAATCACATTCACAGACACATCGTCACAAAACTCGATAACAATGCCATGGGGCACAAAGCGGGCCCCGAATGGTTTAATCTTTTTTGCACCCAAGTACGGTGAATTCCCCGTTGGACTCAATAAATCCCATACCTGCTGAGCAGCCCGGGCGATTACACCGTGCCAACGCTCAACCAGTTCTTGTTCGGCGGCCTCTTCGAGCTGGCGCTTTGCTTGTCGGCGTTCACGCTCACGGTCAAGTTCCGCTTTCTGCGCTGTGCTGAGCTCTCTTTTTTCCGGCGTATAGTCACAATTTATAGCCTCTTTAAACAATGAAGCGATGGTAATACCACCGCCCAACTTAAAACTTTTCCACGTATCACGGGCCGAATCCGGCTTGTAATTCGAAGCGCTCTGGCTCCAGGTATCCCACACATCAAACCCATCGCTGCCAAATTCGTTCTTAACCGCCATGCCCATGAACACCCACAACTCACGATCATGGGCATCAATAAAAGACAGTGCGGCCGACACCTCATCCAGGGTGCATCGTTCAAAATTCGTCATAGATAATCCCTACAGAACACCGCGCTCAATCAACGACTGACAATCCACACAGGTCTGCACGCCAGGTATCGCCAACTGACGCGCAGAAGGAATCAGGTTAAGACACTCCACACACTCATCCGCAGATACCACCGCGGCACGTTGCGCGGCTGCCTGCTGGCGGGCCTGAGCAGCACGCTCGGCGGCGCGCTCCAGCTCTATTTGTGCAACATCTACTGCATCCATCTCGCAACCTCTCTTATCAAGTTATAAGGCGGTAGTCCGCAAACCTCACCACTGGGCAGGTGACGCCGGATCTTGTAAGCTGGCGGCGCTAACAAACCAACAACAAGGACGTAAAATGACAGATCAGGATAAGATCCCACTATTTCCCATTTCCGACTGGACCATCGGCGCAGTCGATAACTACGGGATAATCGCAATGCGGCTTGGGTTTATTTCAAATCCATCACAAACACTTTCGAAATCTGACACGGGACGAATGTACGGCCTGACAGTCGGGCAAGCTCGCCAACTGGCGCAGAAAATACTGGACGCGGCAAATCACCTTGAGAAGAACGGCCATTCACCAGTAGGACAGCCCCACTAATTGCCTTGGGGGCTACAGCCCCCTTTGCAGTACCTTTCGCCATACCCAAACCCAAACCCCTGTATAAAAAAACATCCCACCAAACGGATTTTTTTAAATCGCCCAGTGATGAAAAATGTGCCTCACAACAACAAAATGCGAGACACACCATGAAAAGTTATGCAGCTTTGAAATCCCAGATATCCGGCCGAAGATCCTCAAGCCTTAATGGCTTGTCCGGTGTCACCACGAAAGAGGCATCAACCAGCCTGCGCGCCATTACAGCGCCCGGCTTTCGATGCTCTCCAGCCAACTGCCACAGATAACCGACAGAGGTCCGCGCCTCTGCTGCCAACTTGCTGCGGAGCTCAGGGCTCGCTTCTTTCATCCAAGAATTTAGTTTCATACACAGAGCTTACCTAAAAGATAAATCCATGGCAAAGATTTTATCTTTTTGGGCATTTATCAAAATGGTAAAAAGTGGAATTATTGCGCCATGGACATCAAACGCATCAGGGCTCAAAACTTAGAAACGCTTATCGCTGAATGCGATAGCGTGAAAGCCTGCGCGGCGAAAATAGGCATTGAGCCGTCATATATCAGTCAGATTCGGAGCGGCCTGAAAAACATCGGGCACCAAATTGCAAGGCGAGCAGAACAGGCTTTCAATAAGCCCCAGGGGTGGATGGATCAAAGCCATCAAGCTGAATACTTTCAAACTGAGGAAGGCCGGCCCCACTATCATACCCACGCCAACACTGCACCAAGCCCACAAATTAAAGGCTACATACCTCTGATTTCATGGGTCCAAGCCGGCTCATGGGCAGAAGCGATCGATCTGTATCAGCCTGGCGATGCCGAAAGCGTACACCCCACCACCATCAATCACGGCATACACACCTTCGCCCTTCGCGTTGATGGCGACTCCATGACAGCCCCTACCGGCGCTGCAGGACACAGCTTCCCCCATGGCATGATTATCTACATAGACCCCGATCAGGAGGCATCCCCGGGCGATTACGTGGTCGCCAGGCACAATGGCCATGGCCACGTCACGTTTAAGCAATACGGCACCGAAGAAGGCCGCCCCGTACTAAAACCCCTCAATACCAACGGCCAATACCCCATCATCCGCGACGAATTCCAGATTATCGGCAAAGTCATCGATGCCAGCTGGGGCGGGCTTTAAAGCACATCTATAAGGAAACCACGAAAGGAACTCACCATGAATAAAATAGGCCCATACGCCCTTATCTGCGCCATCAGTTTACCCACTGCTGCCATAGCCGCCGATGACTGGAAGACCACCTGTAAGATGGTCGAAAGCACAGCCACCACCATTATGAAAGCACGGCAAAATGGTGCTGCTCTTTCGAATCTGATGGAAATTGCTGATGACAGCAAATTTATCGAACAGGTTGCCATAATGGCTTATGACCAACCTCAATACTCTACCCCTGAAAATCAAAAGAATGCAGTTAGCAAGTTCGCCAACGAACTGTACTTGGCCTGCATTAAAGAGACTCGAAAATAGCCGGCATAGAGGATCAATAGGGCCAATAGAAGACCGCCCTTATTTATAACACCTCACCCCGCCCGACCATATCGCATCATCAAAAGGGGCAGCAGCGGCACATATACTAGATAGCTATATCTTCTGAAAAAAACTATCTATAACAGCATAACCACCGTAAACAAGATCGTTGACAGGGATACCCTCTAAATTGGATAATCCAACGCCTACCAATAAAAACAACATATCCACAGGAAAAACACAAAGTTGTACACGGGAAATCAAACCCGTCTATACTTTGACCACGGAAAAACGGATCAAGGAGATGTACAATGTTCATGCGAGATGGATGGGAAGGCTTCTAACAACCCTTTCAACAATTACCTTTTCAGTAGCGACATTGGCGCAAGACGGACAACCGCTTGCGCCAAACACGCAAATAACCCTTACTCAAACGACCCTGTCGCCCGATGTGATCGCTGTGCTGATAACAGCGGCTGTTGCATTCATAGCAGCTATTATTACCATTCGGTCTTCCAGAGATATTGCCCGCCGAAAAAACGCAATCGACGCAATCATGGCTGGACGCCGCGATGATAAGCTTCAGGAGGCCATGAAGAAGATGCGCGAGATTGACGCCAATGACGCAATCAGCATGGAAACATACTATTTTGCAAACGTTGAGGACAAGGACGGTCGCTCTCTACTACTGTACCTTCTAAACCACTATGAGAACATCTGCGTTGGCGTGAATAACGGCATTTTTGATGAAGAAATCGTCAAACGCGCAGAACATACCATCATTAAAAATGTAAGAACCATGTGCCTCCCCCTAATAGAAAAGGCCCGCAGAGGCGAGAACTCCACTACATTCTTTAGAGAGCTAACCGAATTAGCCACACGATGGGACAAAAAACCCCTGGAAAGAGATCAGGCAGGTAAAATCCGACAAGCGATTAGCGCAATTTTCTAATCCTTATATAACCCTCCAAAAACCCGCACCCAGCGGGTTTTTTTATGCCCTTACTCCTTCTCCGGCTTCTGCATCCCTTCCAACAGCTCAATTATCCGATCCCGCTGCCGCACAGAGTGATCAATCCGCAACACCGCCCGGATTATCAAAATCACCACGCACACTACCAGTAACACCGCCATCAGCATTCCTAACGATAAACTATCCATACCAACCTCCTTTTGTCAGCTTTATTGGCACACCTATATTACACTCTCGCGCCAAAATCCCCCAACAATCCAAATTAATTTACCAAAAACGCCTTGACTTTACCTTTGTGTGATTTATCATTCTGGTAAAGTTTACTTATTTGGTAAATCCACATGAAACTAGCCCCAAGACAAAAAGAAGCCCTTGAGCTCACATCCAAAGGCCTCATGCAGCGCGAGATTGCCGAGATCATGCAATGCAGCATCGACAACGTGCGCAACCTAATGAGCGCCTGCTACTTCAAGTTGCACGCCCGTAACGCCGCCGAGGCGGTCGCCAAGGCAATGCAACAGGGGCTTATCCACTTCGTTATCCTCGTTGCCGTACTCATGGGCGCCGGCATGGGCGACCAGCACGCAATGCGTCAACGCAGCCGCATCAACCAAACCGCCCGTATCGTCAGACTCAACCGAGAACTTGGAGGCACAGCATGAGCATCTACCTGATACCGACCATCCCCGCCATTGGCAACGTGGGACGCATCCAGCAAGCGACCGGTTTGCGCGCGGTAATCACTGGCCATCGTGTGCGCCTGGTTAACCCTGGCAGCTTTAAATCACCCGCCAAAGCCACTTATACCCCACGTAAGGCTACGCACTCACAGGGTATGGATAAGCCCTTCGGTGGGGATGCTGCGTGAATTGTTGTGGTCAGGCGATGAGCCAGATTTGGTACGCATCAAAGCGTGAGACGCGCGGCTGGTGGTGCCCCTCCTGCAATCGATTTGAAGCGGCCATTTACCGTGAAAAGAAACTCGATCTGAAAAAACCTGAGAAACCGAATGAGTGAACCCGGCTTTAGCGACCTGCTCGACATCGTCGGGGATTTAAAAGACCAGCTCTACACGCTGGATCACAAATTAGAAGCCACCCGTGAGCAAGTTGCACTGCTCACCGAGGCACTGGACCAGCAGACGCCAAAGGCCATCACATCGGCCAATACAAACGCTCTGGAACTGACAAGAAGCGAGAACGCGTAATGACAAACACCCAGTACATGGAAGCCAAAGCCGCCGCCAAAGTGCTGGGCATTGGCACCCGCAAGCTCAACAAACTGCTGCGCGATAACGGCATCTACCATCGTGACGGCACGCTCAAAAACACCCCGCGCGCGGCTTACATCGAACGCGGTTTATTCACCACAGTGACAGGGGTTTGCTACTACAACGACCGCGACCACTTCTACATCAAACCGCTGATCACCAACGTAGGCCTCAGCTATTTACGAGAACTCATTGATGGAGTGGAGCAGCGTCAAGAATCCGGAAACGGGCGAGATAGAACCCTGGTACATCCAGAGCAACACCGGCCACAGAATCAGCAAATCATTACAGCTGAGAGGAATAGTTTACTCCGCATGGTCGGCATCAAGGAAGCCTAACACACCAACACTGGGCGTGTTTGAAACGCGAGAACAGGCTGAAGAGGCTTGTGAGATAGATTTAACCAACAAAAAATGAGGAAGCAGCAATGTCAGAAACAAATGTAATGGACTTTCTTGAAGAGCTGGGCGCGGGAATATTTAAAGAAAAACTCGCTCACGCCCTTAGCGAAGCGGCACTGGGCACCATCATCCATGGCAACGGCACCAAAAAAGCCAAGGTCAGTATCGAGCTGACATTTAAACAAATTGGCGAAAACGACCAAGTCTCAATCTCGCACAAGTTGGCGCACATCACGCCGACCAAACGCGGCAAGAAGTCAGAAGAAGACACCACTGAAACTGCCATGTTTGTCGGTCGTGGCGGCGTTCTTTCCGTATCGCAACCCAGAGAGGAACTGCGTGGGCAATTTGCTCTTCGGCAAGACTCGGACGGCAAGTCACTGAATTAATCAGCAGAACCCCAAAACCACCAATCAGGACTAACAGAATCATGGAAAAAGAAGCTATTGAACAGATCCAGACTAGCGCAAATATCCCGGCGCTGATCGAACACCTGAACGCAGCAGGTACTCAAAATCCTGTTGTTGCTCTACCGGAAAACGTGAGGTTGCACGATCTCGAAAAATTCATGGCGCACGCATCTCATTTTCGCCTGAAGTATGCCACCACCAGCATTAACGATTTTATTGAATACAGCCAAGGGCACGCATATGCAGGTTCTACTTGTTTTGTAAACGCCGAAGCCATGACAGCTCGAGCCATTTTTGATCTTGGCGTCACCTGCGAGCCAGGCCATAAACAACACACAGCGAGCCTCAGCCTCACCAAAACAGCCGCGTTTACTGCGCTCACAAAATTTAATGGGCAGCAACACTCACAAAAAGATGCGGCGGAATTTATCGAAGACTGGTGCGACTATATCAGTTACGCAGCCACCATGAGCAATGCGGAAATGTCACCTCATCAGGCCGCCGCAAAACTCCGTGATCTAACCATTGAAGCCGCGAGAGAGCTGAACAGCAAAGTCAGTGACTTTGGCCACGAAATGAGCGCTATGGAACGCATCGAAGCTAAAGGCAAAGACACCATACCATCAGTCATTAAATTTGACTGCGTCCCTTATCGCGGAATTCAAACGCGCTGCTTTACCTTACGGATTGGAATATTAACCGGTGAAGACAAGCCCAAAATTGTCTTCCGAATTACACAACTGGAATCCACACAGGAAGAAATTGCTGAAGAATTCAAAGACATCCTTGTCTCTGAATTCACCGAATCAAGTTTGACCACTTACATCGGCGAAGCCTAAACCACCATCCGAACCGGCTCTTTTGCCTGGTTCGTTGCGGCACCGCCTACAGTGCTGACAGCCGGAAAGACGGCCCCCCAATCACGGTTATTGCCCCACCTACGGGTGGGGATTTTTTAACAACACAGCGAGACAGCAGTCATGGAAAATCAAATCATTACCATACTCGTGTTTCTGGCACTCATTACTGTTGCGGCCATAACGCTGGCCATTAGTGCAGCCAGGAAACAACGGCGTGCTGCATCATCGCTGTATCACGAATTCGATGAGATCGACCTAACCACGCCCGATCTCTTCACCCAGAAGAACCGCTGGGTACGCAGAGCAACACCCGCACCACGATGGAATGCAGACAAACGCCGGTACGAGAACACCTGATCATGAAAAAAACTCAGCAAATCAAACGTGCCCGCAAGCTGCTGACAGGCCTGATCATCCAGTGGACCGACAACGCGCCATTAACCGAGAGCGCCGACATCCACAGCGAGAACATCAGCCACACCAGCCCAGTCCTACGCCTGCAGTGCAAGAGCATCTGGCGCGATTATCACGACTGGATCACCAACCGGCAAACCATGCTATGGCGCATTGATATCACTGTTGTGTTCAGCTACCCAAACGGCCGCGACCAACTCGAACAGCGCCGTGTGATCGCCCGGGCAAAGCTCTGGGACATCGCACACCAATGCGAACCAGTCATTGCCGAAGCCCTGCGCCACGGAGCGCACCCCAAAGAAACACGCTTTACTGTGCAATGCCTGGGCGACCGCCAAGCCACCGACGCAGACTTCGAAGACTACGAAGCCGCATAAGGACGCATCATGGATCTGAAAGCAGAGCTGCAAACCCATATCGCCCAGGCCGAACAAGAGATGGTCGCCACACTGGTCAAACTGCACCACAAAACCGGCCTGGTACCCACTGCGTTCGAGTTTGAATGGATCGACGCCAGCAGCGTCAAAGGCAAGACAGACATTGTCATGGGCACACACGCCCTGCACCTAAATCGATAACAGGAGACATCATGGCCGGCGAGAAACTACGAGCAGCCCTCGGTGATTTCACCGTAATTCTGTGCTTCAGATGCGGAGAACGCACCACACAGGAATCCGCTAAAAACAATATTTGCCACGTCTGTACCAGCAGAGCGCAAAAACATAAAGAACAAACTTTGAAACAGCGCCGAGCCAAAAAGTACCTGAGCCAGGCACTGGAACGCCGTGCACTGGATGTGGAATTGAAAGAAGTCTGGGAGTTGGAAGGATGATAACCGTGAATTCGTATTTCTGCGGTGCAGGCCTGATGGATGTAGGGCTAAAGCAAGCAGGCATTGAGATTGGCCAAGCGTTTGAACTTGATGCTGACGCCTGCAAGACTTATCGCCACAACTTGGGCGCCCATGTAAGCCAGTGCGATTTAACTGAAAAGCTGGTGCTGGAGCAAGACAGCTGTGACTTTATGGTCTTCACCTACCCTTGCACCAAATACAGCACCATTGCTGATATACACGGCACCCGCACAGGTGATGAGCTGTTCCTACATGCCCTTCGCCACTTGGCGCTGGCCAAGCCCGAGGGATATGTGGTTGAGAATGTGCCCGGTATGCGCGCTTTCCCTATCGTTATGGAGGCCATGAGCCAACTGCCCGATTATTACGTTCAGGTGTTCTGCCCTGTTCAGTCTGAGACGTGGCTACCGCAACGCCGGAACCGTCTGATTATTGTCGGCACACGCCGCCCATTTGCGATACGTCCCCCAGAGAGCCAGAAACGGGTGAAGCTGTCGCAGATCTTAGAATCTGATCCGCGAATCACAATCCCAAAAGCCGTGCACACGCGCATGACCGGTGGCTACCGTGATCTGCCAATCATCAGCGATCCAGCCAATGACGACATAGCTCCGACTTGTGTTGCGCATTACGCGAAAGATAAAAGCACCCGTCTTGTGGTCGACAAACGCTTCCCCCTGGGGGTCCGCCCCTACTCTGTCCGGGAATATGCTCGACTCCAGGGGCTGCCGGATTGGTTTGAATTTCCAGTGTCTGATACAGCAGCTTACCGCCAGATCGGCAACGGCGTTAGCGTACCAGTAGGTGAATGGATTGGGCGGGAGTTGAACCGGTATTTTTCAATGAGCGAAGCGGCTTAAGCTGCTTAATTTCCTACAAAGAACAAGCGGCGACTACATGTACTGGATATTCGGTTTTTTCACGGGCCTCAGCTACAACCTGCCACTCTCGTGGTGGATTATAGGCTTTCTTATTGGCCTGTTTTTCGAGATATAACGCTTAACTGTACATCAGGAGAACTTAGAAATGGACCAGCTATTAGCAATACTAAAATCTCTAAACGAGAAAAGAAAAAGGTGTTTAGACCAAACTGACTCGGATGAAGATGAATACACGAACGGCTATCAAGCCGGAGTTGAAGAGGGTCGGAAAGCAGCGTTCAGAGAGGCGATGGCGTTGGTTGCCGAGCAAATCCCTTTGGCCGATTAACGCGAATAACTGTACTTTCCGCGAGATAGAAAATGATCAAGTCACTAGAAGGCATTATTGACTGGGACGCCTGCAGGGCCAACAACCCAATGACAGAAGTCATCAATGCAGTTAACTGGCTCAAAAAGCACGGCTACGAAGCGCGGTACAGGGTCACAGAGCGTGACAGCTTTGGACCTGTATGCGTACTCATCACCGCTCAGAAAGATGGTCAGCAATATGACTATCTGTACTGATCAACCAACTGTACTTTTAACAACATAGGAAAACCAACAAATGAGCAATCCAAAAATTGAAAATATGGTAACCAAATTCCTTTGCTGGAAACTTCCAAAGGAATTTGCCCCAGACTGCGGAATTGAATTCACTCCACCAGAAACCGGGTCTCCGGAACATTTCTGGCCCGTTGGCACCAACCTCTTCACTGCCGATCAGGCCCGCGAAATGATCGAGCACATGCTCTCGGATTCTGACAATGTGGTTGAGGACATGCTTTCTCCAGAATACGGAGAGCACGACAAAGGCCCGTGGAGCGTAACGCCGGACGGAATGATCATTGAAAGCGCAGATTTCACCCATGATGTTCAGCTGAAGGTGACCGGCGACTTTGCCGATTCAGCCCAAAGAAAATGCTACTCAGCCAATATAGCAAAACTTTTAAATCAGAAGTAGCTGCTAAAAAAACTGCTCACAAACCCAAAATCAACACTTATTGCTAAAAATATTTATCATAGGCCACCCATGCAATTGATCACCTGGAGCACAATCAACCGCAGATACTTTGCCAGAGGCCAAGGCCCCTCAAAAGCTGAGTGGACTACCGCTGTGCTTCAGGGTGAGATCAATGGCAAGATATGGCCCGGGCAGAATAAGGTCTATATTGATTTAGACGATTTTCTGTCACGGGACCAGTTTACCGCGGCCAATGACCCACACGCACCGAAGATGGACCTGTTGGATTAAGACCATGGCAAGACCCAAAAAAGAGAGAATGGTTGACGGCGTCAAGCTGGAAGAAAACCTGTATCCGGATAACAAAAAGCGTACCGGCCACTACCGGTACCTTAAGCCAGACGGCACGTTTCGCCACTTCACCGCTGAAACTGTCCACCAGGCCAACAGCTTCGCCGCCGATGCCAATAGCCGCCGAGCCGAGTACACGGCCAAAAAACCGACGCGCCCACAGATGACCATGCTGGAGTCATACGCCTGCGACTTCATCGATGAGCGTCAAGCCGAGAACCCGGGGCTCAAGAACAAAGCGAGCTGGCGAAACCGCAGTTATGCCCTCAAAAAGTTTGGCCGCGAGATAAGCACCCCTTTCAGCCGCCTGCAGCGTCACCACATCGAAGACTGGTGGCGCGGGCTTACACATCACCAGCAGAAAGCCAGGCACGCGGAGTTTCGCAAATTCTTCAACTACCTGATGGGGCGCAATGTACTGCCCAACTTTGAGTACAACCCCTTCACCACCAGTGACGACCGCCCCCGCTTCTACGCGAAGGAATCACCCGCCAGAAGCAAAGAACGACTCACCCGGGAAAGCTTCTGGCTAGTCTATGACTCAGCCGGAGAGCTGGGATATGAGGCCCTGCAGATCGCCATGGGCGTCGCCTTGACGACGTTCATGCGTGAGACCGACATCCTGACCCTTCGGCTGGATGAACACGTGGAAGGCAAGCTGCTGAAGCGAGTGATCGGCAAGAGCGCAGCACAGAAGGGCCAAAGCAAGGCCGCCCGACTGCAATGGGATGTTGGCAACTACGAGCTACTGCGCCAACTGATCAAACGCGCCCGCGAATTGAGCTTGCGCAACCAGCGCTGCCCGTACTTAATCAGCCATATGCCGGCACAGCGCCGCAAAGGCAAAGGAAAGGAGCACATCTGCCAGGTACTACCCCGGCGCCTGCAGGACATGTGGAATGACGCCAGAGACCACACCGGCTACTGGAAAGACTTGCCGGCCGGCAAAAAGCCGCCCACATTCCACGAGTGCCGGTCACTGGCCGACAAACTGGCAGCAGAGGCAGGCTACGACATCAAAGCGATTCAATCGGCGATGGCCCACTCAGACGCCGCCCAGTCACTGATGTACCTGGGCAACCACGATCTGCCCTATGAAGAAGTGCAGGTGAAGCTGACGGCTGATCAAATCGGGCGGGATTTTTCTAAATGA